GGCATGGGTTGGCACGGCAGCGCATTGGCGCAGCGTGGCGGTGCAGGGCCGGCTTGGCGCGGCTCGGCACGGCATGGCGTGGCCAGGCAAGGCGCGGTGCGGCTGGCGGGGCTCGGCGGGGCTTGGCGTGGCCGGGCAAGGCAAGGCTCGGCTGGGCTTGGCGAGGCCGGCAAGGCCTGGCGGGGCATGGCCGGGCTGGGCAGGGCCGGCGAGGCGTTGCTTGCGCGGGGCATGGCACGGCAAGGCCGGCGAGGCCCGGCGTGGCAAGGCGCGGCTCGACAAGGCAAGGCGTGGCGTGGCCCGGCCGGCAACTTTTGAACGGGTGAAACAGGGACACGACGACACCACCGCGACCGGCGCTTGTCGCCCCGCGAGCCGAGGAAGAACAGCCGCAGCCGCAGACTGGCGGCGAGGGCGGTGCGCTGGTATCGGCAGACGATCACGCGCCGATTGCCTACGATCCGGCGACGGCGCAGATGGTCGCCGCGCTGCCGATGTCGCTGCGGATTTTCTTCGATCCGAACCTGTGGGAGCGCTGCAAGGATATCACGCGCTATCTCGCCAAGGCCGAAGGGTTCACGCCACGCCACCTAATCGGCAAGCAAGAGGCGTGCTTCGCGGTGGTCAGCCGCTCCCTTGCATGGCGCCTCGACCCCTATGCCGTCGCATCGGCCACTTTTCAGACGCCCGATGGCAAGGTCGGATATTCCGGGGCGCTATGCCGCGCGATCCTTGAAAACTCGGGCCACATTCAAGGCGCGATCAAATTTGAGTATTACGGTGATTGGTCGAAGGTGCAGCGAAAATTTAAAATGGCGACCAGCACCAAGGGGAACGAATACCCGGTGCCGACCTACACCGCCGCCGATGAACAGGGACTCGGCATCAAGGTCAGCGCGTTGCTGAAGGGTGAAACCGAACCGCGCATCCTAGAATTCGATCTGGTGCAGGCTTACCCGCGCTTTGCTACCACCTGGGCGACGGATCCGAAAACGCAGATCGGCTATGCCGCCGTGCGGCGCTTTGGCTCTGCCGTTGTGCCGAGTTTGTTTTTCGGTGTCGCCTTCGACGGTGAGGCCGAGGAAGATAACAGGGCAATGGTAGACGTCACCCCGCCGCCCTTGGTCGACGCGCCGGGCGTTACCGCTGCAGAACGAGCGCAATCGGAAGCGGCCAGGCGCCCGCGGGGCAGGCCGCCAGGTAAGGCGACCGCACCGCCGGCTAGTGCGACACCGGAACCGGGAAACCCCGCACCAGCGAGCCCGCCCCCGCTCCCGGCGGCGCCATCGCCCGAGCCGCAGCCCGAGCAACAGCGGCAACCGGCGCGCGTCTCGTTTGATTGAGGCAAATCATGATCACTTTTCAGGTGCGCGATTTCCGCGGCTGCACCAAGGCCGACGTCGAGGTGAATCCGATCGCGATTGTGGGCGGCAGGAACGGCGCCGGGAAAACCTCGATCGCGCAGGGCGCCGGCGCGGTGCTGACCGGCTCGGCGTTGCCGCTCGCCGGCCTGGCTCGAGGCTCGGCGGGCGTGCTGGTGCGAACAGGTGCCAGCGGGGCGAGCGTCACCGTGCGGGGCGAATCGGGAACGGCGCGGATCGATTGGCCGGCGGCGCAGCCCGTCAGCGAGGGCGAACCGCCCACCGCGAGCCCCTATGCGGCCGGGCTGGTGAGCGTTGCGACGATGCCGGGCGCCGAGCGCGTTCGCGTTCTGTCCGAATATCTAAAAAGTGACCCGACCCGCGAAGATTTGCGCGCGGCGCTCGAGCGCACGCCCAGCCTCGCCGAGCATACCGAGGCGATATGGCAGCTGATCACCGCGAAAGGTTGGGACGGCGCCCACGCGATCAGGCGCGAAAAGGGCGCCGAATATAAAGGCGCCTGGCGCCAGGTAACGGGCATCAATTACGGCTCGCGCGTGGCGGCCGGCTGGCGGCCCGACTTGGCCGAGGAACCGCTCGCCGAGCCCGAGCTCGTGGCCCTGGTCGAGCAGGCCGACCGCGACCGCAACCGGGCGCTCGCGGCCGCGGCGGTGTCAAATGTCGAGCGCGATCGGCTTGCCGTCGAGGCGTCAAACCTCGATGCCGCGAGCGGCAATGATTTGCGCACCGAGGCCGAGGTGTCGCGGATCCAGGGCGAGATTACCGCAGCCCGCGAGCGGCGAGCGGCGCTGCCCACCGGCGAGCAGCCGTCGACGATGCCCTGCCCGCATTGCGGCGGTGCGCTGGTGCTGCGCCGGGTCAGCTTAGTTGAGACTCGCCTCGAGGCGGCGGGCGCCAAAATCGCCGGCGAAGAATTGCGGGCGCAGCGGCGCGCCATCGCCGAGGCCGATGGCACGATCGAGCACTTGGCCGGCGACCTGGTCGCGGCGCAGCGCAGGCAAGCCGAGGCGCGAGCCGCGGTCGCGGCCGCGACCAATGCCCGCCAGCGGCTCGCCGATATGCCGCAGGTGCCGCAGGGCGAGGCGCCCGACCTCGAGGCGGCGAAAACCGCGCTGACCCGTGCCGAGCGCCGCCTGGCGTTGTGGCGCCAGAAATCCGAGGCCGACGACCTCTATTCGCGGATCGCCGGCAACGAGCTCGTGCTCGAGCTCCTGGCGCCCGACGGCCTGCGCGCGGCGAGGCTGGCGCAGGTGCTCGAGGTGTTCAATAAAGCGGTGCTCGGCGAGCTCGCCGCGTCGGCCGGCTGGAATCCGGTCACCGTCGCGCCCGATCTATCGGTCAGTTATGCCGGGCGCCCTTATGGACTCTGCGCGACCTCCGAACAGTATCGGGCCCGGGCGGTGCTGCAGCTGGCCATGGCCCGCCTCGATGGCTCGCAAATGGTGGTGCTCGATGCCGCCGACGTCCTCGATGGGCCCACCCGATCGGGCCTATTCTCGATGCTCGAGGCGGCCGGCCTGCCGGCGCTCGTGTGCATGACCTTATCGCGCCGGGAGCAGCTGCCGAACCTGGCGGGCATGGGCCTCGGCGCGTCCTATTGGATCGAGGCCGGCACCGCCGAGCGCCTGCCGGCGCCATCGCGCGAGGTTGCAGCATGATCACGCCCGTTGCGCGCGGCATCGATAGCGTGTTGCCGCTGGTGCCGCCGGTTAAGCGCAGCTGCGGCGGTTGCACGCTGTGTTGCCAGCTGATCGGCGTCGAGGAAATCAAAAAAACATCGTTTCAGGATTGCCCGCATCGCCATGGCGTGCTGCACGCCAGCGGGCCCGGCTGCGGCATCTATGCGGGGCGGCCTCGATCGTGCGCGGCGTGGGCCTGCATGTGGCTGCGGTCAGATCCTAAAGACTGGCCCGAGCTCGAGCGGCCCGACCGGGTCGGCTTCGTCGTCGACGAATTGGTTGATTTGATTCGCCTCGGCGGCGTCGAAACGCCCGCGGCGCAAATTTGGGTGTCACAAGGGCACGACGATGCTTGGCGGCACGACCCGGGGCACGCGATTATCCATTCTCTGATCGCCAAAGGCCTCGCGGTGCTCTGGCGCCTGCACCCGGGAACGCACTCGATCGCCTTCGCGCGCGTCAATGGCGTGCTCGAGCGGTCGGAACCGACACCCATTATTCGCGACGGTTCGATGGGCACCGAGGCCGAGCGCACGCGCAAGGTCGAGGAAATCGCCCGGCGACGACGGTTGAAGCTATAGGCCCATGGCCCGCGGCCCACTCCGATTCCGGCAGGCCGATGTATCGCGCGCCCTAAAGGCCTTTGCGGCCGCCGGTGTGCCGGTGGCGCGGGTCGAGGTCGGCAAAGATGGCGTTACGATCGTGCCCGGCGAACCGGTGCGCGGCAGCACCAAAACCCTCGAGGCGCGCCTGGCCGAGATTGATGCGGCAATTAGGCGGCCGATCGGCCCACGGAAAAGGGGTTGACCTATGCCGCAAAATTACGACATTATGGCTTCGACGGTTCGGCATTTCGCCGAGCCGCGGCGAAAGGTCGAAAAAATGCCCCAAGTCAGAATCCAGTATGTGCACAACTATGTTGATCGCCACGGCAAAAACTGGCGCTCGTATTTCAACCCGCCCGGCGGGCCCAAGGTAGCGCTGACCGCGCGGCCGATCGGCTCGCCGGAATGGCTCGCGCAGCTGCACGCGGCGCGGCATGGCGAAACGGTGATTCCCGGTGTCGGCGCCAAGGGCTCGCCCAAAGGCTCGGTTAATTTCGTAATCGCCAGCTGGCTAGCGTCAAATGAATATCGAGGCCTAAAAGCCAGGTCGCGGCGGGCGTATGACGCGCCCTTTGAATTCCTGCGCCAGAAAATCGGCCCATTTTTGGTTGCGGATATTCGGCGCGGGCAGATTAAGGAATTGTTGAAGCAAACAGAGAACGACGGCGCCTATAACTCGCTGTTGCTCGCCACTCGCAAAATCATGACCGAGGCAATCGAGCTCGAGTTGCGCGACGAAGATCCGACGGTGAAAATCAAAAAGCGCGTTTCGAAAAATCCCTTCGGTCGTCGGTGCTGGCGCCTCGAGCATATCGAGCAGTATCGCCGGCGGCACCCGATCGGCACTGTGGCGCGCACCGCCCTCGAGATTGGTTTTAACACCGGGATGCGAATCGGCGATGCCGCCATGTTCGGTCGGCAACATCTGATCGAGGGCGGCAAGGCCTTTTCGAACGTGCCAGTTAAAACCGAAAAGTTCGGCACGATCGTCGCGCAACCGATCCGCGATCCGCAGCTGATTGCCGCGCTCGCGGCCGCGCCCGTGCGTGGGCAACGGCCATTCCTCTGCAATCCCTCGGGCGATAATTACACCGTCGATTATCTCGGCGACCATTTCGCCGAATGGTGCAAAGAGGCGGGCCTGCCCGATTTCTGCCGGTTCCACGGGCTGCGCAAGGCCTGCGCCGTGCGCATGTCCCATGCCGGCTGCTCTAAGCACGAAATCATGGCCTGGATCGGCGACAAGGATCCAAAAATGGTCGAGCTCTATTGCAAAGAGCGCGACACCTGGTTGCTATCCGAATCGGGCGCCGACAAGGTCGACGCGATGATGGCCGCGAGGGCGCTATAAGCGGCGCCCTCACGCCCGCCGAACGCCTCGAGCTCCTAATTCGGGGCGGCGAGGCCTGCTATGGCCCGAACTGGCAGAGCCCGCTTGCGCGCGGGCTCGGTGTCAATGTGCGCACGGTGCAGCGGTGGGCCGCCGGCGGGTTGCATTACCCGCCCGAGGGCGTGCTGCACCGGCTGCTCGAGCACATGAGCGAGCGCGGCACGGAAATCGAAAAGACGCGCGAGGAAATCGCCGCGAGATTGGAAAGGCCCACAAAATGATGCCGATTTTTCTTGAAGCGGTGGCATGGCGTCACCTTTCCGACGACGGCCTCGGGTCGGTCGAGGTCGAGCTCACTATTAACCGGGATGATTTTGATGCCATGCTAGAGCTCCTGCGCGGCGTTGCGATCGATCGGCGCGGCGCCGGCGTGGTCGAGATATCCCAAGCCGTTTTGCTGCGCATCGTGAGGCGCGACTTACTGCCATGAGCGCCAGCTATCGGCCCGGCACCGGGCAGAGCATCGAGGCGATTTATGCATGGGTTGCCACCGAGCCCGACGGTGGCGAGGGCATCTGCTCGGCGCAACAGCTTGGTAGCAACCTGGTTATGCCCCTCGTCGGCGCTGACATCGATCGGATTAAGAGTTTGCGCCCTCATGCCGAGGCGGTGCGCCGGATCACCGGCTATCCGGTGCGCCTGGTGCGCTTCGGGTCGCGCGACGACCTCGAGGTGCTGCCATGAGCGACCCGAAAGCGTTCTCGCCATTTCACGTCCGCAGAGCCCGCAGAATGGGAGTTTCGCCGGAAGCGTTGGCGATCATTATTCAGAAATACCCGCCGAGATTTATTAGAGCGGCCCGCAAAATGGGCATTTCGCCAGATGAATTAGCGGAACAGCGAAAACGCGACCATGATGCAAAAGTTGCCAAGCTAGAAGCGCAGGCCCAGCTTATCGGAATTCCGGTCCCGGAGTATACGGCGCTCACCAGGCGCGAGCGTGGTGCCCTGCGCCATCGATATCTGAGCCGCCAGCCATGACCGAAACCTTTGCGCCCTTCTCGGGCTGCATCTATTGCGGCTCGGTCGAATTCGTGATCGGGCCCCGCGGCGGCGCCAGCCTTAACGTCGCCTGCGATCATTGCGGCGCCCGGTTCAATATCCTCGATCATCCCGCGGCGCCGCGGCTGCTGGTCAATGTGCTGGCCGGGCCGCCGACGTCCTACGCCATAGCCGGCCGCTCGATCACCTGCCGCCTATGCGGGCTGACCAGCCATAACCCGAACGATATTCGCGAGCGCTATTGTGGGCGTTGCCACATTTTCCACGATGATTTGCGGAACGCCCCGGGAACGGGAATCTGCTAACCTTGAATTCGGTTAGCAGATTGTGGGCAAAAAAGTGTGGTTTTCCAATGGGCGGAACCCTATACCGGATTACGCCGGGTTTTCCGAGAAGTGTGGAAAATCAATCACCTGCCCGTGCTAACCCTGGCTAAAGCGCTCACCGAATATCAATAGGTTAGCCCCGGAACCTGCTAACCGAAAGCCGGGATTTTCGCGGCGCCGCGAAACTTAGCGCACCCCGCCGGCGTGCAGCACCAGGTCGAGAAAATAGAGCGCGACGGCGAGCCAACCAAAATGCGGCGGCCCCCACCATGAGCGGTCGGGGCGATTCCACGGTGCGAATGCCGCGAGCACGGCAAACACAAAGGCAAACATCAACAGGAAAAGAGATAGCATGGCGTGCTCCCTTTTTACGGTGGCGGAATTGAGCCGTCGATCTGCTCGCCCGGGCCCCAATTCGCATGATGCTCGTCGGTGTAGGGCTGCAGGCTCGCGCCGGCCGGCAGCGCGGGCAATTCGGCCTCACCGTCCCATTCGATCACGTTTAGAACGTTGCCCGAGGCGTCGTCGACGATCGCATATCGCGCCATGATTTCACCATTCAATGATGATTAGGCCGGCATGGCCGGCGGCGCCGGCCTGAAAGGCGGTTTGTCCCCAGGCACCGCTACCACCCGCCCCCGGAAATAGGCCACCCGTTCCGAGGCTGTTGGCGGCGGGGTTGCTGCTGACATTCGCAGGCGGCGGCGGTGAACAAAAGGCGCCGCCGCCACCGGGCATTAGGACGTAGCTCGCCGAGGCGGCGCCATAGCCGCCGAAAGCGCCGGGTTGTGGAAAATCGCCACCGACCCCGCCCGAACCGCCGGCGCCATAGGTAGTCGACACCCCGGGCGAGCCCTGCCCGCCGCCGCCGCCGCCGCCTTTGCAAATCAGCAAGGTGCCGCCGGTGCCATCGCCGAGGGTCGTATCGCCACCGGCGCCACCGTTGGCACCGCCGCCGCCGCCCGCACCACCGGCGCCGATCACGACGGCCAAACCGCGGCCGGGCGTTACGGCAAACGCACCCTCACGATATTCGGCGCCGCCACCCGCCGCGCTAAGTGCGCCGCCGTTCGAACAGCCGCCGCCACCACCACCACCACCCCATGCGCGCACGATGATGCGGGCAACACCGGTTGGCACGGTGAAGGTGCCGCTGCCCGCGAAAACGGCGCGACCGTGCGGCACGGCTGGCGCCGGCACGGTGAGCCGCAACAGGGCTTGCCATAGTTGGGTAAAATCGCCTTTGACCAGGCCGAGCCCGGCATTCGAAATAACCGTGCAAATTTCTTCCTGAATCGAATTCAGCCAATCGGCCTCGACGATCGTGGCGGATTCTCCGCCGACCGAGCCAGGCGTGAAAAACCCCGGATCGCCTGGCGGTTTTTGCGCCGGGAGGGTCGTTGTTGCGGTCGAATTGTCGATCCGGTGCATGGCGAGCCCTCTTAGGTCTTAATGAGGTAATTCACGATTAGGGTTGGCTGCGCGACGTTGTGCCCGGCACCGCCGCCGGCGGGCGCGATGGTGATTCCGGTAGCGTTCGCGTTGATGGTGATTCCGGTCGGGGCGTAGGTCGTGCCGCTGCCGGAGTAGCTGGTGTTATCCCATTTGCCGGCCCCGGCGGCGGTGCCGAGCACTGTATTAGTCGTCAGGAAATTGAACCCGTCGGGCGACAAATGGTGGTGTTGCGGATCGGTGATCGTGTGGGTGTGCTGCGGATCGGTCAGCGTGTGATTGTGCGAGGGCAATTCCGCGATCGCCAGCGTGTGCGCCTGCTCCCCACCGGCATTGCCCAGCGCGGCAGCTGATACGCCACCCGTCGTCGCCCCGGTGAGTCGACCCGTCACATTGCCGGGATCCACGCCCGCGGGCACCCGGCCGCGCAATTCCGGCACGTTGAAGGTTGTCGAGCCGTCGCCGGCGCCGTAGCTCGTGCCGATCGCCGCGAATAGCGCGGCATAGGTGGCGCGGCTCACCGCTGCGCCGTTGCAGAGTAGCCAGCCGGTCGGCGCGGCCGCGGCCGCATAAGCGATGATGGCGCCCGGCGGCATCAAGGGCGCGATCGTGCTCTGCAGCTTTCGCGGCGTTACGATTGTTTGATCGTCGGCGCCGGCCGCGGCCTCGGTTTGTGTCGCGAGCCGCGCAACACCGACAGTCGTTTCACTCGCCGGAACAATCGCAGAATCAACATAGATTTTCGTTGCGGCGCCGAGCGGCGCGGTGGGATTAGCGGCGAGCAATAAGGCGCCGGTCATCGTGCCGCCGCCGATCGGCACCGAGGCCACCCACGCCCCGTTGCGCCGGGCATACAAGGTGCCATCGGCCGGCGCCTCGGGAATGCCGCCGCCGCCGCCCGTGGCGTGCGCGTCGACATACGCCTTGGTTGCCGCCATCGGGCCCGAGGTCGGGTCGCCGGCGAGCAATAAGGATCCGGTCAGGGTGCCGCCGGCGATCGGCACATAGGGCGCCTGCGCGGTGGCGGTTTGCAGCGCGGTGATTTCGTTTTTCGCGGTGGCGAAATTCTCGCGCACCGATTGCGTTGTTGGGTTGCCCTCGACCGGCAGGGTGGCATCAATTTGGCTCGGCATCGATCACCTGCCCTTCATCCCAAATCGAGGCCCCGGCGTCCCAAATCGAGCGCCCGGCATCCCACCGCGAATTGTTGAGCGTGTAAGAAAAGACGATTTCGGTATGCGCCGGCTTCAAGGCGTGAAAGGTGCACTCGAGCAGCTGATTGCCCCACGCGGCGAGCGGGTCGCCGGCCGTCGAAACACCGGCGCGGAACCAAATAACAGGCGTTTCAGCGGCGACGATTTGCCAGGCGAACGCCCATTTTTCGTCATAGCACGGGTCGCCGGCGCGGTTGCGCGAGGCATAGAACGGCGAGAATTCGACGATGCGGATTTCAAAGCCGAGCGCCGCCGCTACAGCGATGTAGTAATCACGGCTTTGCCCGCCGCGGGCCGAGAATTTGGCGCAAACCGCGGCGACCCGCTGTTGCTGCGTCGGCAGCGGGCCGGTGCACGGGTCGGGTAGCCCGAGCGATTCCTCCCATTCGGTTAGGAGCTCGGTGGTGGTGCACGGGAAAATCTCGGTAATCAGGTCGTTGAGCCGCCCCTGCAGCCGCGACCAGGTCGGCATGAGCGTCAACAGGTCGGCATCTTGAATCCAGCCCCACCCGCGGTGCCATACCCGGCCGCGCGGCAAGAGCCGCTGAAATTGCCCGAGATAATCCTCGGCCGAATAGTCCGGCGGCAGCGGCATTAGCTGATCGTCAGCGTGCCAAGCACCGGCAGGGCGCCGCCCGGCGCCTCGATCGCGTCGGCGGGCTCGAGCATCGTAAAGTGTTCGACACCAGGTGTTGCGCTAATCGCCTGGTACAGATCCGACGGCCAGATAACCCCGGCGACCTCGCCCACGAGCAAAAAGACGTCGTCGAGCGAGGCGGCGATTAGCGCGCGAATGTCGGCGGTGTCGGGCTCGAGGCCTTGCACTGTGACGTCGACCGGGAACGGCACCGGCGCGGCGACATAGACGAGCGAGGTAACCGGCGACACCGGGTAAATGTGATCGGCGACTAGCAGCTGATCGCCGGCCGCGGTCGGGCCCCGGGTTTCCGCGGTGGCGCACCCGTCGGTGCCCTGCGGGAAACCGCCGTGCGCGGCCTGCGTTTCGTCGAACATCGGGAACACGACGACGCTGCCGGGCCCATAGCCGCTGCCCGTCACCCACGCGCGGGTGCACCCGGGGAGCTCGAGCGCCCATTCGACATAGTCGGCCGCGGCGCCGCCCTGCGGTGGCTCGCGGTACTTCTCGAGCATCCGGGTGCGGAGCTCGTCGTTTGTTTCCTGGTCGGCGCCGCCGGTCGTTGGGCCCACCGTCACCCCGCCGGAATTGATGCCCGGCACCGGGCTCGCGATCGAAATGGCGGTGCCGTCGTCGCAGTTTGTCAGCGCACCGAGCACGGTGGCGAGCATCGGCGCCACAACATTGCCGGTGCCGTCAACCACGCCATCGGCCGTCGTGACATACGGTGTCCCATCCTGGCGGGTTAGCGGCGTGCCGCTCGGCAGCACCTTCGTCGGAGTGCCGGTGAAGGTGGCGGCGCCGGTCGCCGCGGCCGCCTCTTTCGGATAAACCCCGATCAGCCCGGCCCACGCGAATAAAAATTCATCCTCGGCGGTGAAGGGCACGCCCATGCGGGCGATCCAATCGGCATACCCATAAACCGAGTAGGCGAGCCCGGCCATACACCAGGCGAGCACGCGCAGCACCGCCTTGCGCAATAGCCCGGTGAGCCCCGGCACGCCCGAGGTGGTGATATCCTGCACCGCTTGGTTGCGCAGCGCGGTCAGCGACGGGCGAGCGAATGGCATTACGGAATCAGCCCTGCAGGAAAGGCGATCGGCGAGTCGACGGTTGCCAGGCCCGACCAGGCCCAGCCAAAGCGAAACCGGGTTTCGCTGCCGTCGGGCTTAATGATCGCGACCGCGATGCCGAGCATGTTGCGCGCGAGCCACGCGGTGTTGCACTCGACCGATTTGGCTAGCCCGTCATCGATCAGCCATTGCAGCGTATCGAGAGTCCAATTTCGGGCGAGGCCGAGCGTGCCGCGGGTTTTCTTCGCCCGGTCGAGTTGCCATAGGTTTGAGCCGAGCGGCTGGTCGTCGTAGTAATCGGCCCACCACCCGCGGCGGTTATTGGTGCCATCGGTCGGCACAAAATCGGGCGTGCCGAGGCGATCGGAAAACAGCGACACCAGGCAAGCCGTCTCGAGGTCTTGCCCCGTCTCGAGGTCGCCCTCGGCAAGTGACCAATCGCCGAGCGCGTTGCCGTTATCCCACACTATGCGAATGTCGCCGGTCGTCGTCGCCGGCGCGAGCGGCGCCTCGGCAATCGGCGCCGGCAGGCCGTCGGCTTCAATCCACCCACTCACGTTTTAATGATCCAATTCACGATCAGCGCGGGCGGCACGTTGTTGTGAGCACCGCCGCCACCGGCTGCGGCGATGGTGATTCCGGTGGTGGCGTTGGCTGTTACCGTGTCCGTTGTATTCGGCGTGGCGAACACCCCGGCCCCGGTAGCAAGCTGCCCCGACCAGCCCGCCGTTTCGACGAAAGAGCCTTGCCGCGCACCGTGCCCATGCTGCGGATCGGTCAGCGTGTGGTTGTGGCTCGGAATTTCCGGCGTGCCCAGCACATGCGCTTGCTCACCGCCATTGTTGCCGAGCGCCGCCGCCGACACCCCGCCGCTCGCGCTCGCGGTGAGCCGCCCGGTCGAATTGCTCGGATCCATGCCGGCCGCGACCCGGCCGCGCATGTCGGGCAACCCGAACGTGCTCGAGCCGTCGCCGGCGCCGTAAGCGATGCCGAGCACGGCGAACAGCGCGGCATAGGTCGAGCGCGAAACAAGAGCACCGTTGCACAATAGCCAGCCGGTCGGCGCGGCCGCACCGGCAAACGCCATCATTGCGCCGCTCGGCGTGGCGCCAGCCGCGGCGGAATCAACGTATCGCTTGGTAGCAACATCGGTCGTGCCGGCCGGATCTTGCGCGACCGATACGGCGCCCGAGGCGCGGTTGATCGTCAGCGGCGTATCGATGATCACGCCTGCATCGGTGTAGCGGTTAATCAGAAAATTAGAGCCCGCGTTGCTGCCGCTCTCGGCGCTGGCGTCACCGAGAAAAACCGCCCAGCGGAGCAAGCCGCCGGTTTGTCCTTGCACATTGGCGCCAACACCCGCGGCGCTCTTGTTTAGGCGCACGTTCGCGGCACCGCTCGGCGGCGCAATCATCAGATTGCCGGTTAGGGTGCCGCCGGCGACCGCGAGATAGGGCGTTGCAACATCGATGGTCGGCGGTGTCGTGCCGCTGTTGATCGCGAGGCCGGGCCCGGCTTGGTATGTCGTGCCCGCGGTTCCTGCCGGGCCTTGCGGGCCGGTGGCGCCGGTCGGGCCGGTGGCGCCGGTCGGGCCAGCTGGCCCGGGCACCGTCGAGGCGGCGCCGGTCGCGCCCTGCGGCCCGGTCGCGCCTTGCGGCCCGGTGGCACCCGTCGGGCCCGTCGCGCCGGTCGGGCCGATTAGCGAGGTGGCGGGCGCCGGCCAGGTCGTCGTTTTCGGCCCGTACATGGCATGAGGTACGGTGTCGATATAGAAATCACCCGCCTGCCCGATGGTGCCAGGCGGCGCACCCGTACCGTGCAGCACCGTGTTGCCGTCGGCGCCGGCCGGGCCCGTCGCGCCGGTGGCGCCTTGCGGCCCAGCTGGCCCAGCTGGCCCGGGCGGCCCCGCGGTGCCGCCGCCGCCGGTGATCGGCACCCCGTTTTGAAAAAACCCGCCCGATGCATCGACCTTGCCGAGCGCCTTAATGTCTTTGGTCGCGGTCGTGATCGGCGAGTCGAGCGTAACGGTGTCGCTGCCCTTAATCGTCGCCGCTTTGGTGGTGACCGTCGCGGAATTGCCGGCGGTAAGCGCGACGGCCTTATCTCGAGCGAATTTGAGGTTATCGCCCTCATCGGTGAATAGCTGCACCTCGCCCGGCTTCATATTGCGCGGCCGGAATTTTTGGTTGTTGGTGCCGACGATCAGCGGATTTGAGCGCTGCCCGGCCACAAACATTGCCGCGACGTCGGTGCCGATCGGTGCGTGCGTGGCGATGCCGTAATGCATCAACACCGGAATATCATCGATCACCTCGGGCGTGCCGTGGATCCGCACCTGCACCTTGTGCACCGGGCCGGTGTCGTCGGTGGCGAGAATCAGCCCCGGCGCCGAGCTCATGAGAATCCGGCGGTAAAGCCGATCGACCTGGTGTTGAAGCGGGTTGCTCATTAGGTCGGCGGCTCGCGCCTTGCGGCGTTGTTCTGCTCGATTTGGTCGACGGTGGGCGGCAGCTGGTAGGGCGTGCCGACCGGCTCGGGCAGGAACGCCTCGGCCGGCATCAAGGTGACGATCGCGTGCTGCCCCCATTCGTCGCGGGTATAGACAACATGGCCAATCGTCCAACTAGCCTCGGGCAGTTTGAGCGCCGGCAGATTGATCGGCGCCATATGGTTCGGCGCCCATAGCTTGCCGGCACTGTCGCGCCAGGAGTCGCAGGTGACGGTAACGGCTTGCGAGCGGCCGATGCGGCGGTTGCATTCCCAGCGCGCCCGCTCGGTGGCGATCGGCCGGCCGTCCTGCGTTTGCTCGGAAACGATGATGCGCAGCCGCAGAGAGCGCGCCCCGCCGTCGTGGATCACCTCGCCGATATCGGGCGCGTTGGGCCCGGCGTCGTCGGAATAGGCCGCGGTCGAGGTGAAATGCCCGATGTAATCCGAAAATCGCTCATCCATCGTAAAGGTCACCTCGGCACGCTCGAGGTTGACGCCCTGCACAAAACCCGAGCCCATTTTTTCGCTCGAGGAACGCGCCAGCACTACCGAACCGTCGGGCATGTCGTAAGCGATCAGCTGCGAAAACCGGGTAATCCGATCGATAATTTCCCAAACAGTCTCGCCCAAGTTGATATTGAATTGCGGGATGGTCACCCCGGGCCCGGCGAGGCTGGTAATCGTGACGCCATAGGGTTTCGCGAGCGCCTGCGCGATCGATAGCGTGGTGCCGCTTTTCACTTGAAAGGTTGGTTTCGGCAGCTGCCCGACAAAGGCCGAGCAGTCGACCAGGTCGGCCGATTTGCTGCGGCCCGATATGCGCACCGTGTGATCGCCTGGACTCAGCGACGACCCGTAGCGGTCGATAAAGCCGGTAATCACGAGCTCACCGCCGATCATGACCTTGCACGGGTCGCCGGGCTTAATCGAAACATCGGGCGAGGTCGGATAATGTTCGGTCACCTGCAGGTCGAAACTCGCCGGCACGCTTTCCATTGATCGCGCCACCGTTACCCGTTGCCACCCGGCCCACTGTTTGCCGCCAATGATCAGCGCGAGCTCGTCAGGGTCGCTCGCCTGCGCACCGCCGATCATTCCGCGAGCGCCGCGAAGGTGAGCGGCAGGAATAGCGGATGCGGCGCCTCGGCCGAAGCCACCAGCTGCGGCTCGCGGCTGGTGTCCTGATAGAGAGTCCACGCCTCGGCAAGCGATGGCATCGGCACCAGCGTGCGCACCTCGACCAGCGCGGCCAGGTTCGCCCCGCGCACCGCCAAGTCGAGCGCCACCGCGGCGCGCAATTCGCGCAAGGCCTGATAGCTGGGATCGCGCCCGGCATCGGCGCAGCGGGTCGCCTCGAGGTCGAGGGCGTCACACACGAGCGAGCGCACCGATAAAGCATCCTGGTAACTCAGCGGTTGATATAGCTGCGCCGCCTCGGCGAGCGCCGCGCAGGCCGCGCAGCGCAGGTTAGAGGCGATGGCGCCCTGCACCTCGCGGGCGAGCTCGGCGAGCGGCCCGGCGCCCGGTAGCGTCGGCGGCATCCAACCGGCGAGCGGCAAGAGCAGGCGAACCCCGTCGGCCGGGTCTGTCGTCGAGGCCAATAGCGCCGCGGCCAGATCAGCCGATGCGGTGCTGATAGCTTCACCGGCCATCTAAAGGCCTCAGACCCGGCCAGCGCGGCCCGCCCATAAGCGGGAACGCCTCGGCCGCGGGGTTAGTAGCCGGCAGCGCTGGCACGCGCCCTAGAGCCCCTGCAGCGCGGTTTGCAGCGATGCCGCCGCATCGAGCACCGCCTGGCGGGTCGTGATCGAGTCCGCAAGCACCGAGTCGACCGTCGCCGAGCTCGGCAACATCGTGCCGCGGCGCCCGGCCGAATAGCGCCCGAAAAGGCCGGGCAGGCCGGTGACCGCGTTTAGCGCCCGGGTCGGATCGTTCACCGCCTCGACCGCGAGCGCCGGAAAACCGGCGAGCGATTGTGTTGCCGGTGCCGGCATGACCGTGCGGGGCATGGCGCGGGCAACCGCCGTCGAGCTCGAGGGCGTGGCGGGTAGGCCTAGCTTATCAATGAGGGTGCGCGATAGGTCGGCCGCGGTGGCGCCGAGCACCCGGCCCGCGGCCGCGGTAACGTTCTCCCCCGTCGCGGTCGAGGCCGCCGGCAATTGAATGTCGCCGGCGACGATGAATTGAAAGGCGAGCTCGACCAGGCGGCCGCGCTCGCGCCGATCGGTCGAGGTGAAATCTAAGAGAACGCATTGCACCGTGCCGAGGGTCGGGTGCACCAGCGTGCCCGGGCCCGCCTGCTCGCAAGCGCGCATCATCCGGTCGCGTTGCTGGTAAACATCATCGCCCGTCAAAAACGCCTGAAAAGCAAAGCGCCTCGGCAAGCGGCCGATATCCTCGACCCATACCGAGTCGCGGTAGGGATATTCGTGCAGCGCGGTGCGGCGCCCGGCCTTGTTCTCTGCCGCGTCCATGACGAAACCGACACCGCGCCAGCTGCCCGGCTGCAGCTGCGCCCACCATGACGAGTCAAGCCAGGATGGCCCGCTATCGGCCCGAGCGGTCGTGCCGCCGGTTTGAACAGCGCGGCCGAGGTCAGACATATTAGGCGGCGCTTAGTTGTTGCTGCTCGACCCGCAGCGGCGCAACGTCGACGTCGCCGCGGCCGGTCGTCGTTACCGTCGTGCCAGGCGGCGGGTTGCGGTGCGTTATGTTTACGTCAACCGAGCCCGACACCGGCGGCCCGCCGGTCACCTGCGCCGGGGCACCCTGCGCAGTAGGCGCCGGCGGCGTATTGAATAAGGCGGCCTCATCGCGGCGGCGCTTTACGAGCGGCGCGAAGGGTTGCCCGTGCACCGTGCTGATACCGTGCTCGAGCGAACCTGCAATCGCCCCGGTGTCGCCGGCCTGCAGATTGGCCGCCAGGCCGCGCGGCAATCGCCCGGTGTTGTAGTAATAGGACATGACCGCTTCGCGCTGGTTGGCGTTCAAATTGCCCCAACCGGCGCCGGCCATCTTGGCGACTTGCTTTTCGCGTGACTGATAATCGGCCTGAAACAAGTCGTCGGCCTGCGCCTTGGTGATTTTGCCGATCGGGATTCGCTGGCCGCTCGCGCCGGTGGCGAACCCTTGCCGCTGTTCTGCCGCGGTGAAATCGTGCCCGTAGCCGATCGCCTGGTGCCCGACGTCACTGTAAGGGTGCAGCACTAACCCCTCTTGTTTCCGCAAAAAGGCGTGATCGCCGGCGCCGCCCGCCGGCTGCACATTGTCGTTCGCCGGTGCGGGTGCCCCGGCCGGCCTCGGCCCGCCGGCTGGTGTTGCCGCCGCCGGCTGCGGTGGCGTGTATGACGCGGGCGTTGCGCGCATCCGGCCCGGGCCCGCCGCGGCATGGGGCGGTGCCGCTGCCGCCGGCGGCGATACTGCACCAGGCGCACCAGGCGGCGGCGCCAGCGGGTTTTTATCGGTCGGAAAATAGCCCTCGGCCCACGGCGCCTTGCCGTGCCACAGATTTTGAATCGATTTCCAGATACCGGCGCCGGGCGCGATATTGCCGGGATCCTGCACCGCGGCCTTGCCCCCTTGGAAAGCGGCATACGCTGCCGCCAACGGAACAAGCAACCGAGCCAGCGGGGCAAGCGCGGCGGTAACGCTCGCAATGCTCGCCACCATGCCGATCGCCCATTTGGTCGCAAAAATTATCGCGATCGTTTCGGCGTGTGCGGCGATCCACTTTAGAGCATCCATAAACTGCGCGAGGCCCGCCTGCACCTGAGTCCAATCGATGCCCTCGAGCCAGGTGGCAAACTGTGTCGATATTCGATCGACCGCGGCGATAATCTCGGGCGTGTGCTGTTGCACAAAGCGGGTGAATTGCTCGAGCAGAGGCGCAAAATGCTCGGCCAGGGTCGCGCTGATTTCCTGGCCCAAATGCGTAAAGGTCAACCCGAGCTCGGCATTTGCCAGGCGCCAGCGCCGCAGCGCGTCTAGCTGCTCGCGCGCGAGCGGCGGAAACTTCGCCCGGTAATCGGTAATCCATTGGTCGAGCGTCTTGCCCGAGGCGCGTAAATCGATATCCAGCTGCTCGAGCGCCTGGCCGCCCAAGTGCATCGCCGCGAAAGCGCGGTCGGCCGGGTTTTTGATCGAGTCGAGATATTGCAACACCTCGGGCAAAAGCTCGGTCGTCTGCCGCAGCTGCCCATTGGCATCGGTCAGCGTAATTTTCGCCCGGTTAAACCATGCCAGCGCCTCGGTGTTGCGCCCGGTGAAAGCGCCCGCCGCGGCATCGGTCAACCCCTTAAGGCTTTCAATCATCGTGTTGACGCTGCCGCCGGCGAGCTCGGTGGCGCCTTGCAAGGCCTGCAGCTTGTCGGTGCTCGTGCCGATCCGGTCGGCGTTCTTCGTCAGCGTGTTGCCCCAATCGGCAAAGACGCTGACCAGCTTCACCATGCCGGCGATCGTCGCCGCGCTCGTGATCGCGCCGAGCGCCGGGATTATCCGGCCGAGCGATTCAAAGGCGCCGAGCGCCGATTTCGCTATGGACTCGAAACCCTCGGCGACTTTCTTTAGGCCCGAAACATCAACGAAGCGCTGCACCTGGCGCGACATGCGCTCGAGCGGCGCGCGCATCCCCTGAATGCGGCGGTTGATCGCCTCTATTTGTTTGGTCGCTTCATCAACGACCGTAAAGGTGACGCTATAGCCGGCCATCTATTCGCGGGCCTGTTGCTCGCGCGCGGCTATGCGGTTCTGCTGGTCTGTCCACCACAGTAATTCGGTG